TTTACACCCTTTCATTACATACAACACTGACCCTGATTTCACAGGAAGAATGAAGACAGAGACAGAAAGACTGTACTTGACGACAACGAATAACTTCGGAGAACTATGGGGTGCTGACGCACATCACATCTTTAACGGAGAGCTTACTCACGTAAGTCCTGCGGGATTCGATTTAAGAGCAGCAAATGAGGACGGTGACACTACAGCATACTATACGTATTATAGTGCAGGAGAAGGGCTTAAAAACGCTTCTAGACCCGTTGTAGAGTTCGATATGGTCGTGCCTACATCAGACTTGGCTACTTTGGACTTCTTTATGCAGACATTGACAGCTCCTAGCGTTACAAGCAACGATATATATGTAAAGAGCGCTAAGGGAAAAGTGTATGGTGACTTCGCTTATTTGACCATTGAGGCACTAATAGACTAATATTGTACATTATAAAAAGGCAGTAACACTTATGGCTACATATAACGACTATCCTGAATCAGCACGAAACAATGCTAAACGAGTTTTAGCTTGGAAAAAGAAGTACGGTTCAGAAGTAAAAGGAATGACCTCTGTAGGTTGGACTCGTGCAAACCAATTAGCATCTAACGAAAAACTGTCTTACAAGACGATTGCTCGTATGGCTGCGTTTAAGCGCCACCAAAAGAATGCTGCTGTTGACCCTAAGTACAAAAGCACTCCGTGGAAAGACAACGGTTACGTAGCTTGGTTAGGTTGGGGTGGAACATCAGGAGTTAATTGGGCTATTAAAAAGGCAGAGTCATTACGTAATAATATGTCTGCACAGGAATATAAAGATATGAACGAACTACCATTATTTAATATAACTCTAGACGATTTCGTAGAGGGTATGTATAAGATATCATTAGTAGACAAACCTGCTATAGAGGAAAACTTCCTTTACTTCGCAGAGCAAGAGGTAGCTCCTAAGTTGGAGTTCGCTAACGCTGAGAAGAAAGAAGTAGTAGGCCCTATTATGATACCTAACAAACCTATCTTACGCTATTCAGAAGAGAAAGGATATTACAATGTTCAGTTTACTGAGGAGATAATCTCTGAGATTATGTACAAGTACAGTAAGGATGGACTTTGGAACTCATTTGGTATACATCACTCGTACGACACGCACGATGTGACTATGCTAGAAGTTTGGATGAAAGAATCAGATAACGATAAGTCTAAGGACTACGGATATGATTTACCAAACGGAACAGTATTCGTTAAGACTAAGATTGAGTCTGATGAATTATTCAACGCCATAAAAGAGGGAGAGGTAAATGGCTTCTCCATTGAGATTGAGGCGAATATAGAACTAACTAAACATAAAAAAGAAATGAACGAATTTTCATTTGGTATGGAGTTGGGTAAGTTTGCAGCGCGTATTGAGGCTCTTGAGGCTCAGAACGTATTGCTATCTGCTCAGCTTGAGAACTTCACGGCTGCTCCTGCAGTTGTAGAAGAAGATGCTAGTGAGGTTTCTTTTGAGTTGAATGAGGAAGTTGCTATTGAAGAAGTAGTTGAAGAGGTTGCCGCTGAGGTAGCTCCTGAAGTTGCTCCTGAGGTTGTGGCTGAAGAAGTCAATGAAGAAGTTGCTGAGGTAGTAATCGAAGAATTGTCCAACGTTGTTGAGGCAAGTGAAGAAACAGTAAGCGAAGAGTTTACTGCAGAAGAGGAAGTTAACGAAGAAAAGGTTGAGGAAGAGTTCGCAGCACTACAGAATGAAGTAGAAGTTGCAGAGGAGCCCAACACCGTTCGTGAGTTCAACGGAATCACCCCTGAGAAGGTTAACTTAGTCAATGACTTTTTTGCCCGTTTCAAATAATAATTATCAATAATAATACTCTAAACAAACTAAAAATGAGTTTATCTATTTCAAATTTGCCTTACGGCGACAGACGTCCTGATACTTTTATCGACACAATGGTAAAGAGTGCAGGTGTATTAAACAGATTCCGTCTAGTTGATGGTGTAAAAAACAAAGTAAACGTCCCTATCTTTGACGCTGCTTTAACTTTCGGTACAGATATCTGTGCTTGGGATCCACAGTCTACTGCAACTATCTCTGAAAAAGAGATGAGTGTTGATACTTACAAGTGGTCTTTCTTAAACTGTAAGGACGCTCTTGAGTCTTCTTACCGTGGATTGATGCTTAAGCAAGGTCAGCACAATGCTGAAACTATGGACGCTGAGTTCAAGGATTGGGTATTCGATTACTTCGCTAAACTAAGTGCTCAGAAAGCTCTTGAATTGGCTGCTACTAAATTGGTAACTGAATTAGACGCTGATGCTAACATCATCGCTTTGGATACTAACGTTGCTGCTATTGACAAGTCTAACATCTTAGGCTTACTAGAGGCTACTTACGGTGCAATGAGCGCTGTTATGTTGTCTGCTATCTTCGGAGATGCTGACCGTGCTTACCGTCCTGCATTCTTTATGGGAACTGCTGCTTATCAAGCGTACCAATTGGCTATCGCTGACAAGTTCACTACTACTCCACAGGGTATCATCGAAGGTGCTATCCCACAATACTTAGGTATGGAGATTATTCACTTTGCTTCTATGGCTGCTCACGAGGTTATCGTTTCTGCTCCTGACAACATCGTTATGCTTGTTGATGATTACAACGACGTTAAGGCTATCGATATGAAGTACGAAGCTGAGTTGTCTTCTGATAAAGTATGGGGTCAGTTCAAGTTAGGTTTCTCTTACTTGAAGTCTGAGGAAATCGTTTACGGAAAAGACAGAGCATAATTAAATTAAATTAACAGTTGACGGGAGGGCTTCGGCTCTCCCCTAGACTAACTAAAAGACATAAAAAAATGGCTTGTAATGTAAATCTCTCAGGTATTTCTTTCTCTTGTGCTGAGCTTCCCGTAGGTGGATTGACTCGTGTACTTGTTGGAGACAAGAACGACCTAAACGCTCTTATCGCAGTTGATACTGACAAGGGCGCAGTAACTTATGGAGACGTTACTATCACACCTACTACAGCTAACTTGCTGACTGATGGTGATGTTGTTGAATTAGATTTCAATAACAAGGATGGTTTCTCTGTATTTAATGATGTAAAAACTGTAAACGGAGATGGTTCTGTTTCTTCAGTTCCTACTATCGCTATCGAGTTTCCTGTAATGAGCGAGGCTAAGCGTAACTCTCTAGAGCAAATGGCTGTAGGTGGTGCTGAATTGGTAGCTTTCGTTCAGACTGCTGCAGGTACTTCTCACCTTGTAGGGTTCGAATACGGACTGTACGCAGGTAGTGTTGATGGAACTTCAGGTGCTTCACGTACTGACAAGAACCGTTACCAACTTACTTTGACAGGTGAAGAAAGCTCTTTGGCCTTCATACTTAGTACAGCAAATTGGACTTCAATCGTAGGATAATATCTTACATAGAATAACTTAAGGGGGTGGGGGATAACCCCGCCCTTTTTTCTAACTAATCACAACTTCTAACATATGGCTTTTAATTGCTCAGTAGCTTTTAGCGACATAGATATAAACTGTCAAGCGATGGACGTTGGTGGTATTAAAGCAGTGGTAATAGGACAGCAATGTAACCTTACTATGACCTTTGATACTAACGATGAGACAACGCTTGTTTCGCTAGACCTTACAGACTCGGTTAGATTCCAACACAACAACAAGGACGGCTCAACAACATTCTCAGAGTCTAAGACAACAAACGGAGGCTTAGGTGTTATCAACACGGATATAACTATACAGCTCCCACGCTTAGACAACAAGCTGAATAAATTAGATTATATGAGTCGCAGACAAGATATAGTCTGTCTAATGCTACACAACAACGGCAGCATAACCGTAAGCGGTTATATGGATGGGCTAACAATGGACTACTCTGCTACAAGTGGAGTAGGTATAAGGGACAAATCCTTTGTGGACGTAAGCCTAACAGCAACTAGTTGGATATCATCTATGGTTTTAGATAATGATGACCCACTCACTACACCGCTGTTCGGATAATGTATACGCTAGGAAAGGAAATAGGATACGACACTAGAGTTGTCAACAGCACCCCGTCATTTATAGACTACGTACCAACATCTAGTTGGGGATACTCTAGCAATGTGGTAAACGCTGTCAGCACTTTAGTGGACTACATAGAGCACAGAGATTATTATACGTGTGCTGTTATAGATATACTACCCCCTGTAACTTGGGATATATGGTCTGTAAATTGGGAAAATATAAATACAAATTGGAATAACGAGGTTTTTAACTAACTATGGCGACACTACACGGACAGCAACCAAAAGATACCTACAGAGGCTTAATTAAAACCTCTGATGAGCAGGAAGTCAATATAGAAAAAACACTACAGGATGGTGCAGGTAATGCACTGCCCTTAAGTATATCACCGAGCGCCGTAGGGTTCTCTGAGGATATAAACGATAACAATGGTAGCGCAGGACAAGTAGGTCAGGTGTTATCGAAAACGATTAACGGTGTAGAGTGGGAAAATAGAACTTTCACTTTTAACCAAACCGTTAGTACTGCGGTATGGGTTATCTCTCACGATATCGGTATGTTCCCATCTGTATCTGTAATAGATTCAGTAGGTAACTTCGTTATAGGAGATGTATCTTATACTGATGATAGGTCGTTGACCTTGACATTCAAAAGTGCCTTTAAGGGCAAGGCTTATCTTAACTAATAACAAATAACTCAAAACAAATGGCTTCGAAATTTTTAATTGACATTGACCTTAATGGTAATGAGATTCAGAACTTTGGTATACAAACCACAGGTACTCTGCCGTCTTCTCCATTCAACGGTCAAACAGTGAACCATAGCGGTGTCATCAAGGTATACGAAACATCTTCTACATCGTGGAAGTACGTAGGTATGGCTGCTGATGGAACTACTATCACCGAGACTTCGGGCGTAATCTCTGTAGGTACTATACCTCAGTCTAGCGTTTCAGGTCTTGCTACCTCTTTAGGTGGTAAAGTAGATGATTCACAAGTATTAACTAACGTACCTGCAAGTGCTGTATTTACTGATACTACTTATACTGCTAGTAGTGGTGTTAGTC